CTTCCCATATGGTCACGCGCAGGAGCCGTCTTCCTGCCGTCAGTTGGGTTAAGGTCGGCAACGGCTGGAACGCTACTGTTGGTCTTACTAATCAGGCCAGAGAAGAAATCGGTATGATGAAGGCCAGATTCCTGTGTCCGCAGGATGTAATGGACATTCAGGCCAATCCTGACAAGTATCGTGCGAATCAGGAACGTGCTTACATCGAGTCGATGGGACAGGAACTGTCAAATACGTTGTTTGCTATTGGCAATACAACTGCTGGCGCTCTTGACCCTGCTACAAGTCCCCCGGAAGAGTTTGCTGGATTTAAGTATAGATATACTTCGCTTGGCACTGCCGATACTGCGTATGTTCTCAGTAATGGCCATACTGCCGATGACGACACGAACACTTCAATCTGGTTCATTCAGTGGGCACCAAATAAGGTGTATCTCATCACACCCCGCAATATGGAAGGTGGTGGCATCAAGAAGGAAGATAAGGGTTTAGTCTATACTTCCGGTGACAATGCAGTTGCATCCGCTACTGCGGCGAATCCGAATCCTACCAACAGTCTTTGGGCTTATATCACTGAGTTTAGCTGGAATGTAGGACTTGCTATTGAAGATTTGCGTTCAGTGAAGCGTCTGTGTAATATCGACCCCGACCACACCGCTGACGATACTCTTAACGAGGATAAGATTATCCAAATCAGGAACAACTTTAAGGGTAACGAGAAGATTTACATGTATTGCAATGAGACCACCTTTACGCAGCTTCAGATTCTTGCGAAAGACAAAACTAACGTCCACTGGACTGGTGAAGACCCGTTCGGCAGACCTCAATTTAACTTCCTCGATATGCCGGTACGTCGTTGTGACGCTATCACAAATGTCGAGCCAGTACTTTCTTAAAGGAGACAAATTATGATATTTGATGCTATGTTTGAATTTAGTGACGACCAGGATATTGGTACATCTACTATTACTGAAGCTACTGCTGCTACGAATGTATTAAACTGGACTCAATCCGACCTTGAGATGGGCGCAGGTGAGCCGTTGTGGCTTAATATAAAAATGGGAACAGAGGCGTTGTTAAGTACCGGCGCTGAAACCCTTACAGTAGCCTTGTGTCGTGATACTGATGATACAATAGATGGTTCTTCTACGGTTATTCAATCCGCTACCTTTGCTAAGGCCGTTCTTACGGCTGGTGCGTGGATATTAAGGCAACCGCTGCCGTACAATGTAGATGAAGATGCTTATTTTGGTATTCTCTATACCAATAATACAGCAATAGCCTCTGCCGGAAAAGTTGATGCCTGGATTGACCACGGCCCGCAGTCAAGTTACGACACACAAGTAAGTGCGTCTAATATTTAACCTAAAGGAATGACCGTATGAAACTTAAAGATGCTTTTGTTTTAATTGGCTGTCCACTATCACCGACTTTTCGGGCTGATGCCAGACTAATTGGCTCGCTGGAATCGTGGCGGTCAAGGAACTCGATAACATATTATCCGTCGTCACCTGCAACTGAAATCGGGTATGACATGATTGTTGATTTTGCTAAAAGATTAGAACCAAAACCTACTCATATCATGTTCGTTGATTATGACGTTTTGCCGAGATATAACACACTGACAAGGCTCCTTGAGCACGATAAGGATGTTATATCCGGCGTGTATCCGGTGATGCAAAAATTCAAGGTGTCGTGGTGTTTATCGAGAGATGAAACATTTAAGTTGATGGATATTGAAGATTTACCAAACAATCCATTTAAGGTTCATGTAGCCTGCAACGGGATGTTACTGGTAAAGATGGAGGTATTTGACAAACTTGAATGGCCGTATTGGAAGTTTATTCATTCCAAAGACGATCCTGGAATGGGTTCAGATTTATACTTTTTCGGCAAAGTAAAAGCGGCGGGTTATGACATTTGGGTAGACCCGAAAATTAAATGCGGTCATTTCAAAATGGTTGATTTATTAGGTGTCGTAAAAACCTATATTATGAAAGGAAAAAAACAATGAAAAAGTTAATTTTAGTTTTGCTCTTCATTGTTCTTGTGGCCGAGCCTGTCTTTGGTGCGTTAAATGAGTTTACTACGAGTATAGATACGAGAAAGACTATTCAAAATTCTCATCGTTTCACGGCGCTTCTGACAATAATATCGCACTGGTTATCGCCTCTAATGAGACCAGTAACAATAACGATGCAGTAACTATTGTAAATGCCGGCACAGGTGATGCTATTCAGATTTCACCTGGGGCGACGACCGGCGGTGGTATTAACATTATAGGCAAAGCTGCTGGAAGCACTGCGCTTCTGACCCTTAATAGTGCGACAAATAATATGAATCTTGGCGATAATGTTGGCCAGATTCTTATTACATCGGACAGTGCTTATAATCACGCTGGAGCTACCAGTTTAATGGTCTATGATTCAGGAAGTACGCCGATTGACTCTGCTGAAGGCTTCTTGGCAAGATTTGTTCATTCTGGCACTAAAAAGTCTGGAAGTTTCGCAGTTGAGATAGAAGTACCTGCGGCACAGCCGGCTCTTGCCTCAAATGGTCAAGTAGTTTTAACTGGCCAGGCATCGTCAGCACTAACCACTTTGACTGTTGTGGGCAATGATGGCACTAACAACACAGATGCAGTCGATATACATAACGAGGGTACTGGCCGCTGCTTACTACTCACGCCTGATGATACCGATTCTGTTGCTCTAACTGTTGTTGGTAAAGCCAGTTCTACGGTTACTGTTGTAGCTATTGACGGCGATACCGGCGACTGGATTGGTGGTTCAGACGACGTTGCTATGGTAGAGATTGTTGGCGGCGCTACTGCCAATGCTGATGCTGGCGGTAGTTTGTTCGCCATTACGAGTAGCGCTACTCCGAAGGCAGCTACTGAAGGTTTATTGGCTCGTTTCCTTCACACTGGCTCGGCTACCGCAAGTAGTTGGGCAGTAGAAATAGAAACCGCTAATACTCAAGGTGCTTTGAACGTAAACAATAACGTTACTCTTGCCGGTGCGAGTGGTTCGGGAACTCTTTTGACCATAACTCACAACGGGACAAGCGGTGATGCTGATGCTATGACAATAGCGAGCGCCGGTTCAGGTGATTCTATCCAGATTACACCAACTGACACCGATTCCGGTGGTATCAATGTAGTTGGCAAGGCGGCTGGTACAGTTCCTCTTGTTATCCTTGACTCTTCTACCAACAATATGAATCTAAACGACAACAAGGGACAACTTCTTATTCAGTCGGATGCTGCTTATAATCACGCAGGCGCTACGGGCTTGATGGTCTTTCACCAGACAGGTCAGCCAATAACTGCGGCTGAGGGTTTTCTTGCTCGATTCGTTAGTTCTGGTACCGCACAAACTAATTCCTCTGCTGTTGAGATTGAAGTTCCAGCTACGCAACCTGCTTTGGCTGTAAATGGTATTGTTGCCATTACAGGTCAAAACGCCGCAGGTGCTGCGATTCTTCAGATTACCAATACGGCTGCGAGCGGCGATGCAAACGGAATAGAAATCGCAAGTAGTGGTGCTGGTCACGCAATTGAGATTACACCTACCGATACTGATTCTGCCGCTTTGCTTGTAACAGGTAAGGCCAGTTCTTCCGTTACTGTCGTAACTATTGATGGTGATACTGGTGATTGGATTGGTGGCGCTGACGATGTCGCTATGGTGGAAATTGTCGGTGGTTCTACAGCTAATGCCGATGCTGGTGGTGGGTTACTTGCTGTTATTAGTGGCACTAACCCTGCGTCTGCATCTGAAGGTTTTCTGTGCCGGTTCATTCACACCGGAACTGCTACTGCAAACGCATATGCAGTTGAGATTGAGACCACGAATACTACACCTTGCTTGATGTTGAACAACCAGATGACTATTTCCGGCTCTGCCAGTGGTGGTGTTATGTTGGATATTACCGGCGCTGATACGTCAACAGATACGGTGCAACTCATAGGTGTTGGTTCTGGCGATGTACTTCAGATTACCGCTAACGCTACAACCGCTACGGCTCTCAATATTGTTGGTATAGCAAGCACAACCGCTTCACTTATGACAATGGACGGCAGTGCCGGTGCAGGTTGGATTGGCGCTGCTAATACAGGAATGGTTCACTTACTTAACGATGGTACTGCCGCTCAAACGACTACTACTATGTTGTATATTGCAGCGACTGGTACTAACAAATCAGGCCAATTAGGAACTTGTGCCCGATTTATTGACGGCACAACTTCCGGTGGTGGCACTGAATATGCCGTAGCCATAAGTTCTGCCAACAATAAGGGTTTGTGGATTGATACCGGTGGCGCTGTGATAGATGATGGCTTGACAGTTGGTACTACATTTGCTGCTACTGGAAATAGCACCTTTGGCGGCACATTAGGTATTACCGGCGACCTTACCGCTTCCGGTTCTATTACCGGTGATGGCGGCGACGAACTCACTGGCTATCTATTGGAAGTCGAAGTTGAGACCGGTACAGACGAACAGCTTTTGGTAGCTGACAGTGGTCAGATATTTGCAAATACTGCCGCTCAGGGCGAGACAACCTTTACTTTGCCTGACGCCGCTGCTGGTTTGTGGTACATCATTTGTGATAACAGTAAAACTGGTGGTGATGACGTGCAGATTTCTCCGCAGGTTGGCGATAAGATTGATGGCGATACTGCTGGCGATGACCTTGTTAGTTCAAGTGACGATGCTGCAACGTGTCTTATTTTTGCTGTTGATGCTGTCAACTGGATGACAATACAAGGCGAGGCTGGAACGTGGACAGCCGATTGATGTATTTAAGGGGGGCGGCTTGTAGCTGCCTCCCATTTTTAACTTTCTTAAAAAGAGCAAAAATGAGTATCAATGTGAACACGAAGAAAATTGTTCGCAAGGCAGAAGCTGAATACGAGATGCTGATGAAGTTTGCACAAAGACAGGCAATAGAGATTGCGATTATCGAGCAACGGTCAAAACTGCTTAATTATCAACAGCAGATGAACACTGCACAGCAAAAAGTTGCTCAGCCGATAGAGCCTAATCCGCCGATGCCCGCTCCTTTTGTTCCGGCAGTTATACCGCCAGTTGTAGAACCTGACAATGTAAATTAGGAGATTGGTATGGCAACAACCAAGACCAGTATAGCGAACTGGGCGATGCTCAGGGTTGGTGAGTCTATATTTACAGATGTAGATACAGATGGTACGGGACCGGCGGATAAGGTCAATGCTATTTGGGATTTATCATTAGAGGCCGCTCTTGATGGCGGGCCGGAAAAGGGCTGGCAATTCGCCAACAGGACTTATCACGGCATAGACAGGGACTCGATAACTATAACAGCGTTGGCTGAGGCATCTTCAACTACAACCACGGTAACAGGGACTCACACTCTTATCGCAGGCGATATGGTAACACTCGATGATACTAACATTGACGATACTTACGATGTCAATTCAATATCCACTACTGTATCTTTTGTTATAACGGCAACTTTTGTTGCTACGGATACCGGCACGGCATACTGGACTTCAGAAGAATATGCTTATCGTTTCGCCCGTCCGACCTGTACCAGAGTAACTTCAGTCAAAGTTGGCGGAGTTGAACTTACGGATTGGAAAAGAAAAGGTAGCTGGATACTTACTAACGAGGAAAGTACCGAAGTTGATATGAATTACATTCTTGCCCACGGCAGTGTTACCGTAGCTAATTTTCCCGCCCACTTCGTAGAGGCGTTCCGGTTGAAACTTGCTTCGGACTTGGCTTATGACTTGGTACAGAATAGTGCATTAGGGGATAGATTATTGCAGGAGTATGAAAATATAGTCCTTCCAAGGGCTATTGGTTTAGACAATAGGGAAAAATATGCTAAGGAGTCCAGCGATAGTTGGGCTGCTGCTGGGCATACGACTACAAATATAGAATAAAAGGAGTAAATTATGTCAGCTTGTACTGGAGTATTAGTTTCGCACGATAAACGCAGGGATACACAGGACAAACATCCTGTTTGGGAAAAGATAATAACTTTTTCTATTGTAAGCGGCGATACCACTGGAGCAGCGGCGGTTCCTCTTAATGGAGTGATACAAAAAATAATCGTCAAGCTGTCTGATATGGCAAGCGCAGAGGGCACTACCGATGTATCCTTAACTGACAACGGTGACAATACTATTTGGTCGGTAACTGATTTGCCGGAAAGTGTCACATACCGTTATAACGTCAATGAACCGATTGCGCACGAAGTAAATGTGGTATTGGGGTTCACCAATCCTGCCGCTTCCGTAACAGCTACCGTCACCTTGAGAGGAATATAATGAAGGACAAAAAGTATTTGCATTCAGAGGTATCGGAGGCTTCAGAAGTTCTACATCTGAAAATGTGGGAAGGTACGATATTCGATTATCCCTTTGACGGTTACGCAGGGACTCTTTCTGGAGGTACGGGTACTCCGGTTCCAAGTTCTTCCGGCTTTGATTTCGTTGCGGCCAGCACTCAATATATTGATATTGGCACTGGCCCGACAAGCGTTAAAACAGTTTCACTCTGGATAAAGCAGGATGATGTTAGTGGTAATGAATATCCAATAGATTTGAATGGTACTGACTATTTATCTATAGAGTCCGGTGTTGTAACGGTAAATGGTTTTACTGACGCCGCTTTATATGTAAACGGCGCAGTGGGGGAAACTGGCGTTACTACAATAGCTGCTTTAACGTGGTCGCATATAGCCATAACAGATACTACTGCAAGTAACGCTTCGGATTTAGATATAGGTAGGGCGGATATTGGGCCGGCTGTTTATTACGACGGCCTGATTAGTGATGTTAGACTTTATAGTTTGGTTCGCACTGCTGCGAATATTGCGGATTTATACAATCAAACGAGATGGAGATATGGCGTATAAAGGCAATAGTTTAACAACTTGTTCTACTCGATTATATGTAGCAAGGAACGAGGCTGACGAAAACGGTGCGACAGATGCACCCGATGTTTTCGTATTAGAAACAGAGAGCGACTTTGCACAAATGCCGACAACCGTTCTTGACCTTGCCAAGAAAGATTTATTCCTTCCAAAGGAAGGGCAGAAATTTGGCGAACTCGAACAGAACGGTTTGGCATTTTCGTTTTCCGGCAGTAGTGCGGCAAATAAAACATTCACTTATGATATATATGTATGGGCACTTGGTAACGGGGCGGCGAAACATATCATAAACGGTACAGGCACATTAGGCACTCAGCAAGTTATAAAATATCCTCACAATGGAGAAGAACCGGATTCGACAAGATATTGGGCGGATACTTTGACTGTTACGTGGGAAAATCATTTGAAAGAGGTCGAATCAACAGATGCTACTGGACACGACACGATTTCGGAAGTCTGGTTTGATGGGACTGGTATAAGATATATATTTATCCAAATTTCAGATGCAGATGGTTCTACCGGAACAGAAGCGGGAGATATAGCGTGTTTTTACAGGTACTTTTAAGATGCCAAAAACACATAAAAATTTATTCAGGTGGCAACAATACGATAATTCTGTTGTCATAATGATATTGCATGTGAATCTTGTTGTTTGGAAACAATTTAAGATTCTCTATTCGATTATCGTCTTTAATGTCGTTAATATGATGAATAACTTCTTCTGGCGAAAGATACCGCCCAAGCAATTTTTCCATTACAGTACGATGCTCAAAAACTTTGCCTGCTTTATCCGCAAAGGGATGTTTCTTTTTTGTAATATATACATAGCCATGACTTTTGTATTTGCCACCCTTCCAATTAGGGTGCTTAGAGCCGGTTCTGGCGGCAATAAACTTATCAATTTGCGACTGAGACCATTTCCTACCTTTGCTGGATATACTTATTTTCTTTTTAGTTTCCTTAGAATGCTTTCGGCCTTTAGCTGCAAGGCCAATGTTTTTTTTCCATTCTTCCGAAAAAGGCGGGCGTTTTTTACCTTTGCGAGTTTGACTCATTTTTTCAAGTGTTTCTACAGAATGTTTTTTGCCGAGCATTCCTTTTGGATGTGGATGCGTTTTGTGATATTGTTTCATACGTTCAGATTTTTCTTCAGTTTGGCTTTTACTTATCTCTCTCATTTTTTGTTTTACTTTTTCGGAGTGGTGTTTCCCCAACATACCACGAGGATGCGAATGCGTCTCAAGATATTTTTTAGAGGCTTCACTTGCTTTCTTTCGCATTTCTTCGGTTCTTATATAGTTTCCTTGTTTCATAATAAACTCCAAAAAAATAAGGCAGCTTTCAGCGAGCTAATGAGAACACAGTTAAGTGTTCAACGCTTACTAACTGCCTTTGATTTTTTGGGAATTACTGCGTCCCCATTAGCTTTTACCAATATATCAAATGATTTAATTAAATCAAGGAAAAAACCATAAAAACGCAAAAAATAGTTATGTCATTCAATGCGGGCGAGCTCAGTCC